ACCTGGTGGACACCAACCCCGGGCCGGTGATGATCGTGCAGCCCACGATCGACATGGCCAAGCGCTACAGCCGCCAGCGCCTGGCGCCCATGATCGAGGAGAGCCCCGCGCTGCGCCGCAAGGTGCGCGAGAACCGCAGCCGCGACGACGCCAACACCACGCTGCTCAAGGAATTTGCCGGCGGCTTCATGGCCGTGGCCGGCGCCAACAGCGCTGCGGGCCTGCGCTCCATGCCCGTGCGCGACCTGTTCCTGGACGAGATCGACGGCTACCCGCTGGACGTGGACGGCGAGGGCGACCCCATCAAGCTGGCCGAAGCCCGGCAGTCCACCTTCGCCAGGCGCAAGCGCCTGCTCACCAGCACGCCCACCACCAAAGACTTCAGCCGCATCGAGGCCCGCTTCCTGGCCAGCGACCGCTGCCGCTACCACGTGCCGTGCCCGCACTGCCAGGAGCTGCAGCCGCTGGACTGGGGCACCGACAAGCCCCACGGCATCAAGTGGGACCGCGACACCGAAGGCCGCGCCCTGCCCGACACCGTGCGCTACGTCTGCCGCGCCTGCGGCGCCGAGATCCGCGAGCACCACAAGCCCGGCATGCTGGCCGGTGGCCGCTGGGTGGCCGCCAACCCCGGCGCCGTGGCCGGGCGCGTGCGCGGCTTTCAGCTTTCCAGCCTCTACAGCCCGCTCGGCTGGCTGAGCTGGGCCACGCTGGTGGCCGAGTGGGAGACGGCCATCACCGCCGCCCGCACCGGCGACATGAGCCTGCTGCGCGTGTTCATCAACACCCGCCTGGCCGAAACCTTCGAGGAGCAGGGCGACCGCGCCGACGAGCACGCCCTGCGCAAGCGCGCCGCCGACATCCCGCTGCGCCAGGTCACCTGGGGCCACTACGTGATGACGGCCGGCGTGGACACCCAGGGCGACCGCCTGGAGGCCTACGCCTGGGCCTGGGGCCGCGGCCTGGAGCGCCAACTGGTGGACCGCGCCGTGTTCTACGGCGACCCGAGCCTGGCCGAGAGCGAGCCCGGCAGCCCCTGGGCCCGCCTGACCGAGTGGCGCCGCACGCCCATGCTGCACGTCAGCGGCAAGCCCGTGCCCATGCTGGCCGTGATGATCGACTCCGGCGGCCACCACACCCACGCGGTGTACGCCTACGCCCGCGCCCACCAGCACGCGCACGTTTACGCCGTCAAGGGCATGAGCCAGGCCGGCAAGAACATCCTGGGCAAGCCCACCGACCAGGACGTCAACTGGCGCGGCAGCAAGATCAAGGGCGGCGTCAAGCTGTGGCCGATCGGCACCGACACCGCCAAGGCCGAAATCTACGGCCGCCTGCGCACCGAGCAGCCCGGCCCGGGCTACGTGCACCTGAGCCGCCACCTGCCGCCCGAGGTCTTCGAGCAGCTCACCAGTGAGCGCCTGGTGACGAAGTACCTCAAGGGCCGGCCGCGCCTGGAGTGGGTCAAGCCCGCCGGCCGGCGCAACGAAGCGCTCGACTGCGCCGTCTACGCCCTGGCCGGCGCGCACTTCGTCGGCATCGACCGCTGGCGCGAGGGGGATTGGCAGAAGTGGCAGGCCCGGGTGGAAGAGCGCGGGCTGTTTGATGAGCCGGCGCCTCGGGCTCTAGCTCCGGCAATAGCGGCGCCAGCTCCGGCAGTAGCGGCTCCAGCTCCGGTAGCAGCGCAGGGCGCCGATTCCGCACCAGCTCAGTCACCAGCCCGCACACCAGCTGCCGAGCAAGCCCCGCCCGCGCCCAGGCCGCCACCACCGCTGCCGCCGCCCGCCCCCCGCAGCCGCTACGCCATCAACTACCGCCGCTGAGCCCATGCCCAAGCCCGCCAAGCCCAAGCCCGTCACGGCCAGCCCGCCGGCGGCCCCAGCCCACACCCCGCCGCCCATGCCCTGGGACGGTGCGGCCGACGACATCGTGGCCGACATCCTGCGCCGCGTGGCTGCGCTCACCCCCGGCTTCAGCGCCGCGCTGGCCCTGCAGATCGACCGCGACGTGCGCGAGATGTGGGGGCGCGATCGCTGCTACATCGCCCGCCGGGCCGGCGAGGGCACCAGCAGCCGCAACGCCGCCATCCGGCGCGACCACCGCAACGGCGAGCGCATCGGCCTGCTGTGCCGCCGCTACGGCCTGACCCGCCAGCGCATCCACCAGATCCTGGCGCAGCCGGGCGAGGAAGAAGACGACCAGGTCGACGTCAAGCGCCGTGCCTTACCGGCTTGACACCACCGGGCCCATATTCGGCGCCAACCGCGCCCGCTCACCAGCCCAAAGGCGCCACACCGCATGGCCGACATTCCCACCATTGAGCCCACCACCGCCAACGCCGGCGACACCTGGCGCTGGTCCCGCACCCTGGCCGACTACCCCGCCAGCGCGGGCTGGGCGCTGAGCTACACGCTCATCAACGGCACGGCCAAGATCACCATCAACGCCAGCGCCTTGGGCGATGACCACGCCGTCACCGTCAGCGCAGCCACCAGCGCCGGCTATACCGCCGGCAGCTACGACTGGCGCGCTCGGGTCAGCAGGGCCGGCGAGATCTACACCGTGGGCGAGGGCCGCATCACGGTGCGCAACGCCTTTGGCGGCGCCACCTTCGACGCCCGCACCCACGCCCGCAAAACGCTGGAGGCCATCGAGGCCGTCATCGAGGGCCGGGCCAGCAGCGCCACGCTGGAGTACAGCATCGCCGGCCGCACGCTGAAGCACGTCCCCATGGCGGACCTGCTCAGCCTGCGCGACAAATACCGCGCCGAAGTCGCCCGCGAGGACGCCGCCGCCGCCGTGGCCGCCGGGCTGCCCGACAAGCGCCGCGTCTTCGTGAGGTTCGGATGAACATCTTCACCAACACCCGCCAGTGGCTGGCCCAGCGCATCGCGCCGGCCGCCCGCGTGCAGAAACGCCGCTTCGAGGCCGCCCGCCTGGACCGCCTCACCGCCGACTGGCAGGCCACCACCGTCAGCATCAACCAAGAGCTGCGCGGCGACCTGGACCGCCTGCGCGCCCGCTGCCGCCAGCTGGTCAACAACAACGACTACGCGCGCAAGTTCCGGCTGATGTGCCAGAGCAACATCGTCGGCCCGGGCGGCATCCGCCTGCAGGCCCGCGTGCAAGACGGCCCCGGCCAGCCCGACCGCCTGGCCAACCAGGCCATCGAGGCCGCCTGGGGTGAATGGTCAGCCGCGTGCGACGTCACCGGCCGCCAAAGCCTGCGCGACCTGTGCGAAACCCTGGTCGGCCAGCTGCCGAGTGACGGCGAGTTTCTGGTGCGCATCGTGCGCGGCCCGCAGGCCGGCAACCGCTTCGGCTTTGCCCTGCAGGCCATCGATGTGGACCGCATCGACACCACCCACACCATGGCGCGCGCGGGCAACCAGAACGCCGTGGTCATGGGCGTGGAGATCGACCAGTTCCACCGCCCGCAGGCCGTGTGGATCTTCGAGGCGCACCCCAACGACGGCGCCGCCAGCAGCCGCCAGCGCATCCGCCTGCCCATAGGCGAGGTGCTGCACGTGCTGAAGGTGGAGCGCCCCGAGCAAGCCCGCGGCGCCCCGTGGATGGCCCCGGGCGTGCTGAGCCTGCACCACCTGGGCAAGTTCAGCCTGGCCGCGCTGCTGGCCGCCGAGAACGGTGCCAACCACTTCGGGTTTTTCCAGACGCCTGACGGCCAGAGCCCCATCGGCGCGGTGGACGACGAAGGCGACAACATCACCGTCACCCAGCCCGGCACCTATGACGTGCTGCCCCCAGGCGTCACCTTCACGGCGCATGAAAGCCGCTACCCCGACCAGGCCATCGGCCCCTTCGTCAAGCACCACCTGCAGCGCATCGCCTCGGGCTGGGGCGTGGCCTACCACTCACTGGCCAATGACCTGGAGAACGTCAACTACTCCAGCATCCGCAGCGGCACGCTGGAAGAGCGCGACCGCTGGGCCTCTGAGCAAGAGTGGTTCATCGCCAGCTTCTTGGAGCCCGTCTTCCGCGCCTGGCTGCAGTACAGCCTGATGGCCGGCAGCATCACCATGCCCAACGGCAGCCGCCTGCCCGCGGCCAAGGCCGACAAGTTCAGCGCCCACGTCTGGCAGGCCCGCCGCTGGGATTGGGTGGACCCCAAGAGCGACACCGAGGCCAACATCCTCAAGGTCAAGGCCGGGCTGATGAGCCCGCAAGACCTGAGCGCGGCCATGGGCTACGACTTCGAGGACACCCTGGCCGCCATCCGCGACGCCCAGGCCCTGGCGGCCGAGTTCGGCGTGCGCCTGACCGCCTACGACGCCACGCCAGGCGCCGGTGCCCCCGCCAACATCGCGCAAGACACTGCCCCGGCTGACCAAGCCGGCACCGCCCGCTCGCCCGAGCCCTCGCCCATGGCCCTGGTCATGGACGCCATGGCCCGCGCGCTGGAGGCCAGCCACCACCGCGAGCCCCAGCGCATTGACCTGCGCCTGGAGCAACCCGCCAGCCAGGTCACGGTCAACGCCCCCATCACCATCCGCCAGGCCGACGTGCAGCTGGAGGCGCACATCGAGACGCCCGAGCCGCAGGTGCACATCGAGGCCGTCATGCCCGAGGCCCGCGCCGAGGCCCCGCCCGTCACCGTCATCAACCAGGTGCAGCCGGCCGACGTCACCGTCCACAACACCCACCCCGCCCGCGCCATCCAGACCGTCGAGCGCGATGCCAACGACGAGATCGTGCGCACGGTCACCACCTACGAAACCTGAAAGGACCATGAGCCATGGCCAATGCCCTGTACCCCAAGTGGAAGGAAGCCATCATCCAGGCTTCTGCCAATTCAGCCCTGACTGGCACGGTCAAGGCCGCGCTGGTTGACACCGGCACTTACACCTACAGCGCCGCGCACGAATTCCTGACCAGCCTGTCGGGCGTGGTCGGCACGGCGCAGACCATCGGTGCGACCAAGACCTACACCAACGGCGTCTTTGACGGCGGCGATGTGACCTTCAGCGCGGTGACGGGCAACAACGCAGAGGCCCTGGTGATCTACATCGACACCGGCACCGCCGGCACCTCGCGCCTGGTGGGCTACATCGACACCGGCGTCACCGGCCTGCCGGTCACCCCCAACGGCGGCGACATTACCGTCACGTGGAACGCCAGCGGCATCTTTGCGCTGTAAGCCATGACGATCACAACTCGCACGGGCAAGGGCTCGGAGCTGAGTTACGCCGATCTGGACGGCAACTTCTCCGACCTTGACACCCGCACTGCGCTCGGCTGGCGTGACAACGTCATCGAGATGACGGTGCGCTCGGGCCCGACCGAGCCGCAGATGACGCTGTTTCGCAACGGCATCTACATGCTGGCCTTTCCGGTCGAGGGTCTGCGCGAGGTGTTCGGCAACTTCCACATCGACCACGACTACGCGCTGGGCACGGCGCTGTATCCGCACATCCACTGGGCCACCGACGGCGCTCTGGTGGGCACCGTGCGCTGGGGCATCGAGTGGACGGTGGCCAAGGGTCACCAGCAGATGGCGTTTGGCCCCACGACCACGGTCTACGTGGAGCAAACCACCACCGGCACGCCGTACATGCACTACATCGCGGAGACCAGTCTGGCCAACGCGATCCCGGGCACCGGCATCGAGCCCGACACTTTTATCCTGATGCGGGTGTTCCGCGACGTGGACCACGTCAACGACACCTACGCCGACCAGGTGTTCGGCCTGGCGCTGGATCTGCACTACCAGGCCGACCGGGCCACCACGCCCAACAAGGCGCCCAACTTCTACGGGGTCTGAGCCATGCTGTTCGTCCCTGGCAACTCGTGGAACTTCGTGCTGAGCAACGTCAGCGCAACACGACCGGCGGCTGGCTGGGGCACGGTGGTCACGCCCGGCACTGCCCCGACCAAGGGAGCCTGGGCGCAGGTGCTCACCGCAGCCAACAAGAATGCCGAGACGTTCGGCATACTGGTCCACATCAACAACGGCTCAACAGCGGCCACCACGCGCAACTACCACGTCGATGTGGGCATCGACGCGGCTGGCGGCACCGCCTACACCGTGGTGATCCCTGACCTGCTGGGCGGGCATTCCGCACCGGCCACCGTGGGCGGCATCTTCTACTACTTCCCGCTCTACATCCCGGCAGGCGCATCGGTGGCGGTGCGTGCCTCCGGCAACGTGGCCACCACGTTCAACGTCGGGGTGACGGTGTTCGGCAAGCCGCGCCGGCCTGACTCGGTGATGGCGGGCCAGAAGGTGGTGGCCTTTGGCGCCACCGCAGCCTCCGCGACCGGCACCACGGTGACGCCCGGCACTACCGCCGAGGGCGCCTATGTGCAGCTCGGCACCGCCACTACGCTGCCGCTGTGGTGGTGGCAAGCCGGCCTGACCTGCGTGGACACAACGATGAGCGCCAACGCGCACACCATCGACATCGCCACGGGCGACGCCACCAACAAGGACATCGTGCTGCAGGATGTGCTTTCGATCTGGACAGCGTCAGAGCAAATCACCACGCTGCCGGCCGTCTATCCAGGTTTTGATCGCACGGCCACGGGATCGCTGGTCTACGGCCGCGTGCAGTGCTCTGGCACCGCTGACTCGGCGCTTTCGATGATGGCCTACGGGCTGGGGTGACACATGGCAATCTCTGAAGCATTCACCGGCACCGCAACCATCTCGACCGCCGAGTATTCGCTGGTCACCAACTCCACCACGCTGGCCTCCGACACGACAGACGGCGTCTATCAGGTCTTCATTGACTTTGCCAACCTGACCGCGACCGAGGAGTACATGGTCATGGTCAAGGAAAAGGTGACCAGCGCGGGCACGCAACGCGTGGTGTTCAGCGCCACGGTGGCGGGCGTGCAGGGCTCGCCGGCCTGGGTTTCACCGTCGCTGATTCTGCTGCACGGCTGGGACGTCAGCATGGACAAGCTCGCTGGCACCGATCGCTCCATCTCCTGGTCCATCCGCAAGGTGGCTTGATGACCTACGAGTTTCTCAAAGCGTACCTATCGCTGGTCACCAGCCACGCCGAGGCGCTGGACATCGAGATCTGGTCACTCGCACTGTCGGGCGACCTGTACACCATGGTGACCGCCCAGCCCTTCCCGCCAGAGCAACTGGAGCACCTCGGCCTGACCGAGGTGGCGTGACATGAGCTGGGGTTTCACCCCACTGCTGCCGGCAGCGGCAGACCTGCAGTCCGCCGCCGGGCCTGCCGCGCAGACGCTCACGCCCGCGCTGTTCACCAACGGCCAGAGTTTCTTCGCTTCCACCGTCACCCCCGGCGCTGTCACGCTGACCCCTGGGCTGTACTCCAACGACCAGACGTTCTACGCGCCCACGGTGTCCCTGGCGGGCGGTGCCACACAGACGCTGACGGCCAGCCGCTACGACAACGCGGAGACGTTCTTTGCTGCGTCCGTGGTGCCCGGCGCGGTGGCGCTGTCGCCCGTCAGGTACGACAACGCACAGACCTTCTACGGCCCAACCGTCACGCGTGGCGCCGTCACCCTCAGCGCCACGCGCTACGACAACGCCCAGAGCTTCTTCGCGCCCACGCTGACCACGGGCGCGGTCACGCTCACGGCGTCCAGGTTCGACAACGCACAGACGTTCTACGCCCCCACGGTCGGGCGCGGCGCGGTCACCCTGTCCGCCGCCAGGTACGACAACGCGCAGGCCTTCTACGCTCCCAGTGTGGCGCCTGGTGCGGTCACCTTGGCGGCGCCGCTGCTGACCAACGTCAACGCCTTCATCACGGCCACAGTCACCCCTGGCGCCATCACGCTGGCCGCGCCGCTGGTGGCCAACGCCAGCACGCTGTATGCACCCACCGTGGCTCCAGGTGTGGCCACGCTGGCGCCGGCCCGCCTGGACAACGCCTCGGCGTATTACAGCCCCACGGTCACCTCCGGCGGCACAACGCTGCTGCCGGCGCTGTACAGCAACACATCCACGTTCTACGGCGCCACCCTCAGCCCTGGCGCCGTCACGATCAGCTTTCCCAACTACGTGGCCGTGGGCTATGTCGCCCCGGGCTACGTGTCCTTTCCGGCCTTCAACGTCAACGCCTTTCCGGCGGCCACCGTCACGCCAGGTGTGGTCACGCTGGCTCCAGCGCGCGTTGACAACGCCAGCACGTTCTACGCGGCCGCGCTCATCCAGCAGCAGGTGGTGGCCCCACCCCGGCTGGACAACGCCGCCAGCTTCTACGCCGCCACCGTGGCCACCACGGGTGTCACGCTGGCGCCTGAGCGGCTTGACAACGCCAGCACCTTCTTCGCCCCCACGGTCACCCCCGGCCCGGTCACCCTGCAGCCGCCGCTGGCCGTCAATGCGGCGCAGTTCCTCGCGCCCACCGTAGAGCTGCAAACCCGCACCATCACCCGCGCCCAGGCGCAGCTGCTGCGCCGCATTCACGCGCTGCACGGCCTGGCCGCCGCGCCGCTGGTGGTGGGCCCCACCTCGCGCAGCGCGGGCGACATTGCGCAGACCATCAGCCAGGCCGGCACCACCGTCACCATCGCCACCAGCGCGGCCGATGACGTCTACGTGGCCGACGTGGGCCAGATGATCGAGGAGCTGGCCGCCCTGCACGGCCTGACCGCCGCGCTGACCGTCACGCCCACCAGCCGCACCGTCGGCGCCCTGGCGCAGACGCTGGCCTCGGTGGCAGGCGTCACCACCGTCACCCGGCAATGAGCCTGGACCCTCGCGCCATCGCCCTGCAGGGCATCGGCTTCGCACCGCTGGCCGTGGCCGCGCTCGGCCTGGTGGGCATCGAGGCCCCGCCCGTGGTGCAACCCGCAGGCGGGGCCTTCAGCAACCGCCCCTGGCGCGACATCCCCTTCCTGCCCGTGCGCCCACGCCGGCCGCGCAAAAAGCGCCAGGAGGAGCTGCTGTTTCTCGGCCACTGAGGCCCCCGCGCCAAATTGAGCACTGTCAAGCCGCGTGCCTTACGCGCTTGACATCTGGCGCCGCACAGTGCGCCACATGAGCAAGCTCCCCCCCTCTCTCCAGCGCGCCCTGCCCAAGGGCCGCACCGAGCGCGCCCTGCAGGTGGAGCGCGCCGCCATCAACGAAGAGGCCCGCACCGCCAGCCTGGCCTTCGCCAGCGAGACGCCCTATGAGCGCTACTGGGGCGTGGAGATTTTGGACATCACGCCCCAGGCCATGCGCCAGTCGCGCCTGCGCACCGGAGCCAATCTGCTCGTTGACCACGACTCCCGGGACGTGGTTGGCGTCATCGAGTCCGTTGAAGTGGGTGCGGACAGGGTTGCCCGTGCCACCGTGCGCTTTGGGAAGAGCGCACGCGCGGAAGAAGTGTGGCAAGACGTCCGCGACGGCATCCGCCGCAACGTGAGCGTCGGCTACATGATCCACAAGGCGCAACTGGTTGAAGAGCGGGACGGTGTGGAAACCTTCCGCGTCACCGACTGGGAGCCCTTCGAGGTGTCGCTGGTATCCGTGCCAGCCGACCCCACCGTCGGCGTCGGCCGCAGCCTGGAGTCCTCCCTGGACGCGGGCCCCGATGCAGACCCCACGGCCACCGCACCTGCGGCAGCCGCACCCACCCTCACCACCCCCTCGAAGGAGCACATCGTGTCTGATGTCACCGTTGACGCGCGCAACCACGCCGCAGAGATTTCCAAGATCGCCAAGGGCCTGCCTGGCGGCGCCGAGATGGCCATGGACGCCATCCAGCGCGGCCTGACCACCGAGCAGTTCCAGGCCGAAGCCCTGGCCAAGCTGGCCACCGCCCCCGTGCGCACCGCTGACGTGGGCATGAGCCGCTCTGAGGTCAAGCGCTACAGCCTCATCCGCGCCCTGCACGCCCTGGCCAACCCGGCCGACGCGGCAGCTCAGCGCGCCGCCGCCTTCGAGCGCGAGTGCTCTGACGCTGTGAGCAGCAAGCTCGGCAAGAGCGCCCGCGGCTTCTTCCTGCCGCACGACGTGCAAAAGCGCGACCTGGTGGTAGGCACGGCATCGGCCGGCGGCAACCTGGTGGCCACCGACCTGCTGGCTGGCGACTTCATCAGCCTGCTGCGCAACGCGATGGTCATCATGGGCATGGGCACCCGCATGCTGACGGGCCTGAACGGCAACATTGCCATCCCGCGCCACAGCGGCGCCGCCACCGCCTACTGGGTGGCCGAGTCTGGCGCACCGACCGAAAGCCAGCAGGCCTTCGACCAGGTGACGATGAGCCCCAAGACCGTGGGCGCTTACACCGACATCAGCCGCAAGCTGCTGCTGCAGTCCAGCCTGGACGTGGAAGCCCTGGTGCAGCAAGACCTGGCCACCGTGCTGGGCCTGGCCATCCAGCAGGCTGCCATCAACGGCACGGGCGCCAGCAACCAGCCCAGCGGCCTGCTGACGCTCATCACCCCGAGCGTGGCTGGCGGCACCGACGGTCTGGCACCCACCTGGGCGCACATGGTCGAGCTGGAGACGGACGTCTCCGTGGCCAACGCCGACGTGGGCACGCTGAGCTACCTGACCAACGCCAAGGTGCGCGGCAAGCTCAAGGGCACCCCCAAGGTGTCGGGCCAGAACGGCTTCATCTGGGAAGGTGGCGACACGCCGGTCAACGGCTACCGCGCCGCAGTCACCAACGGTGTGCCGTCCAACCTCACCAAGGGCACGGGCACCAACCTGTCGGCGGTCATCTTCGGCAACTTTGCCGATCTGCTGATCGGCATGTGGGGCACGCTGGACCTGATGGTGGACCCGTACAGCAACTCCACCAGCGGCACCGTGCGCGTGGTGGCCCTGCAGGACGTGGACGTGGCCGTGCGCCACGCCGAGTCCTTCGCCACCATGGTGGACGCCATCACGGCCTGATCGTAGGGCGAGGCCAAACGTGTTCACCGAAGACCTGAGCCCGTTCTTCAACACCGCAGGCTTTGCCATCGGGGCCACCCTCGATGGCGCTGCGGTGCAGGGGATCTTCGACGCAGGTTTTGACGACGCACCGCTGGCCGGCTTCGGCACGGCCGGCACCTCGCCCACCTTCATGCTGCCCTCAGCCAGCGTGCCCGCTGCGCCCGAGGGCAAGGCCTTCATCGTCTCCACCGGCTCCGCGGCGGGCAACTACCGCGTGGGCAACGCCAAGCACGACGGCACGGGCGTTTGCACGCTCGAGCTGCTGCTGAACCGCACCTGACATCTCACTTCCAGTTTAGGAGTCCACCATGACCGTACGTTCATCTGCCGGCACCACCATTTCCTTGTCTGCCGGCATCCCCGCCACGTTCAACACCGCCGGTTACACCGCGCTGACCTGGACGGCCATCGGCGAAGTCACCGACCTCGGCGAGTTTGGCCGCGAGTTCAACCTGATCACGCACAACCCCATCGGCTCGCGTGGCACCGTCAAGCTCAAGGGCTCGTTTAACGAGGGCTCGATCACGATGCAGATGGGCCTGGACACCGATGACGCCGGCCAGATCCTGGCCAAGGCGGCCAGCCTGTCGGACAACGACTACAGCTTCAAGATCATCACGCAAAACGGCGACGACTATTACTTTCAGGCGAAGGTCATGTCGTTCAAGGTCAACGTCGGGTCTGTGGACTCGGTGACCTCGGCCACCATCATGCTGGAGCTGACCACCAACAGCGCCGGCGTGGGCATCATCGAAGACCTGGCCGCCTGATCGGCGCCTGGCTGAACTCGACGAGACACCTTGAGCACCGACTCGGCGGGCGTCTCCTCTTTGCGGGGGAGCGTCCGCCGGGCACGGGCACACCCCGCAACCCCCGCAAAGACACCCACACCCACCATGTTTGAGATCACCTCCCTCGCCGCCAAGGACACGTTCACGCACCCCTTGGTCAACGCCAACGACGAGCCGCTGCTGGACGCCGCTGGCGAGCCGTTGTCCGTCACCGTCTACGGCCCCGGCAGCAAGCCCTACCAGAAGGCCAACGCCGAGCGCACCCAGCGCATGATGAAGCGCCTGCAGCGCAAGGGCAAGCTGGAGATGAGCGCCGAAGAGCAGGCGCGCGAAAACGCCGCCTTCCTGGCCGCCTGCACCGTCAGCTTCAACGGCTGGAGCTACAAGGGCGACGCCACCGCCTTCGAGGCCGCCTACGCGGACCCGTCCATCGGCTTCATCGCTGACCAGGTGAGCAAGGCCATCGGTGACTGGGCAAATTTTTCGCAGACCTCGCAGAGCAGCTGAGCCTTTACGTCCGCCAGCTGGCCTACCTGCAGACCGCCCCCGAGCCCAAGCGAAAACCCAAGAACCCGCCCGCAGACCACCAACGCTCGCCCACCAGAATGCAACGCCACCACAGCCAAGGAACGCAGCCCCCGCTGCCCGAGCCTGGGCTGGCGCGGCATCTGGTGGACTACCTGCTGCAGGTGGGACCCACCGGGTACGGCGCCATGGGCCCGGTGCCCCTGAGCCACAGCGAGATTGCCGCCTGGCAAGCCAACACCGGCGTGGATCTCACCGCCTGGGAGGCCACCACGCTGCGCACGCTCAGCATCGACTGGATCACCAGCTCGCAGGCCGCACAGGCTGAGGATTGCCCCGCGCCTTGGGTGGACGTGCACCAGGTCGAGCGCGACCGCGTGGCAGACGCGGTGCGCAACATCTTCGGCGGCCGCGCCCGCCAGCAACGCCAGCCGCAAGGAGCGCACTGATGCAGGCCGGCGCGCTCAACATCAAGCTGATGGCGGACATCGTGGATGTCCAGCGCAAGATGGCGCAGATGCAGCAGCTGGCGCAAGCCACGTCCAACGGCATGGCATCGGCCTTCAGCGGGCTGGGCGCCAAGATTGGAGCCGCGCTCAGCGTGGGGGCCATCGCCGCGTTTGTGAAGCAAACGGTCGACGCCATCGACGCCATGAACGACCTGGCAGATGCCACGGGCGCCAGCATCGAGGAAATCAGCAAGCTCGACCAAGTGGCGCGGCGCAATGGCCAGTCGCTCGACCAGGTGGGCGGCATGCTGGTGAAGTTCAACGCTGCGCTGAAAGAGGCGGACGGCAAAAACGGCGCCAGCATCGCCCTGCAGGCCATCGGCCTGGAGGCCGCCAAGCTGCGCCAGACAGACCCCGCCGAGGCCCTGCGTCAGACGGCGGTGGCCTTGGCCGGCTTTGCCGACGACGGCAACAAGGCCCGCATCGTGCAGGAGCTGTTTGGCAAAAGCGTGCGAGATGCCGCCCCATTCCTGAAAGACCTGGCCGAGGCCGGCCAGCTCAACGCCAGCGTCACCACGCAGCAGGCGGCTGAGGCAGAGAAGTTCAACAAGCAGCTCTTTGCTCTGCAGGAGGCGGCCGGCACTGCCGGGCGGTCCATTGTCTCGGACCTGCTGCCGCCCATGACGGAGCTGCTGGACAAGTTCAACCGCTTCCGCATGAATGGCGGCGTGCTTTCCGGCTTCTTTGACCTGCTGGTTTCGCAGTTCAAGGACGCGCGCGTGCAGGCCACGCTGGAGGAGATCGAGCGGCTGGAAGAGCGCTTGCGCAACCCCAAAGTGACCGGCTTCAACCGAAGCAGTCTGCAGCAGGAACTTCGGCAAGCTACCCAGCAGCTCAAAGACCTGCAGGGGGAGGCGCTCAAGGCCCGCACCGCGCTGGACCAGGCGCTGGGTAGATCGAACGCCGGCGCTGGCCGCGGGGACGACATCAATCCACCGTTTGCGCGTCGAGCGCCGTCAGTGGCTGACATCAACGCCTTGACCCAGGCCCAAACCCGCCAGGACGAGCAAGCCAAGGCCGCAGCCAAGGCGCGCGAGGCCGAGGCCGATCGGCAATCACGTGCCCACCTGGCCTGGCTCAAGCGCGTGGACGAGGCCGAAGAGGCGGCAGAAAAGGCCGCCCAGGCTGAACTCAAGCGCATGGCGGACTTGCAGCAGGCCGAGCTGGAGCTGGCCGCCTCGCGCCAGCTGCGCCAGGTGGCCGCCTACGAGGCCGAAGAGCAGGCGATCGACGCGCGGCTGAAGTCTGCCGGCGACATGCTGCAGGCGATCGAGCGCGAGACGCAGGCGCTCAGCATGTCCAACACCGAGCGCGAGGTGTCCAACGCGCTGCTGGAGCTGGAGCGCCTGGGCCTGGAGAAGGGCACTTACGCCTACGAGGAATACGCCCGCAAGATCCGCGAGGCCATCGTCAACCGGGAAAACGTGCGCGCCAGCATCGAGCAGACGCAGCAGATTCAGCGCGAGTGGGAGCGTGTTTCAGACCAGATCGGCCAAAGCCTCACCGACGCCCTGATGCGGGGCGGCAAAAGCGCCTGGGAGTACATCAAGGGCCTGTTCCGCAGCATGGTGCTGCGGCCGATCATCCAGGCGGTGGTCAATCCGGTGGTGGGGGCCGCGCAGGCTGCCGTCGGGTCTGCTCTGGGCCTGTCCGCAGGGTCTGCGGCTGCAGGATCCGCTTTCGGAAATGCAGCAGGCGCGGCCATTGGGTCGGCCATCTTTGGCTCCAGCGCAGCCTACGGCGCGGCCATCGGCACCACAAGTGTGGCGGCAGGCTCCCAAGCAGCCATGCTGGCAGCGCAGACGGGCAGCTTTGGTGCAGCGGGTTTGACGGCCACCAGCAGCGCTGCCGCAGGCGCCGGCTCCGGCTTCATGGCCACGGCAGCTGCTGCAGGCCCTTACGTGCTCGCAGCCCTGGCCGTGCTCAACGCCGCGGGCGTCTTCCGCAGCAAGAAGATCGTCGGCGGCGGCCTCACTGGCACCCTGGGCGAAGGCGACATCGAAAGCTACGACCTGCAGCGCCGCGGCGGCACGCTGTTCAGTGGGCCGGACTACAGCATGGTCAATCAGCGCGTCAGCGCCGAGAGCCAGGCCATTCAGACCGCTTACGAGGCGCTGCGCACCAACGCCGTCAACATGGCTGAAGCCCTGGGCCTGAGCAGCGATGCGGTCAAGACCTTCACCACGCAGCTCGGCACCGACGTGCTGCACAACGACCTGGCCGCCCGCGGCATCAAGCTCGATGGCCTGACGCCCGAGGAGGCCGCGCAGAAGGTGCAGGCCGCCCTCAGTCAGGCCAATGAGGACTTGGCCGCCTTTGTGCTGGGTGCCAGCCGCACGGTCACCGAGACCATCACCACCAGCGTGGAAGACTGGGAAGAAAGCGAAAACGGCCGCTGGATGCGCGGCTACATCGACCAGGTCAGCCAAGTCACCCGCACCATCGAGGCCACCGGGCCCAGCTTTGCCCGCACGGGCGAGACCGCCGTGCAGACCCTCACGCGCCTGGCCAGCAGCATCAGCACCATCAACCCCGTGCTGGAGCTGCTGGGCCTGCAACTGTTTGACACCAGCCTGGCCGGCGCAGACCTGGCCAGCACCATGGCCGACGCCTTTGGCGGCCTGGAGAACTTCACCCAGGTCACGGCGCAGTACTACCAGGAGTTTTTCAGCGAAGCCGAGCGCACCGCGCACGTCACCGGCCAACTGACCGAGGCGCTGGGCGGCATGGGCATGACCCTGCCCACCACGCGCGACGCCTTCCGCGACCTGGTGGAAGCCCAAGACCTGACCACCGAGGCCGGCCGCAAGAACTTTGCCACGCTGATGCAGCTCAGCGGCACCTTTGCTGCCATCACGCCCGTGCTAGAGGAGGTGGCCGAAGCCGGCGAAACCGTCACCGAGACCCTGCGCAGCGCCGCCGACATCCTCAACGAGCGCCAAGGCCTCGAGCGCCAACTGCTGCAACTGCAAGGCGACACCAACGCACTGCGCGCCCTGGACCGCGCCGCGCTGGACGCCAGCAACCGCGCCCTGTTCGACCAGATCACGGCGCTGCAGGACAGCCAAGCGGCTGCCGCTGCTGCTGCAGACGCCGAGCGCGCCCTGGCGGCAGAGCGCGACCGCATCGCCCAAGAGCGCGCCGGCCTCGAGCGCCAACTGCTGCAACTGCAAGGCGACACCAACGCACTGCGCGCTCTGGACCGCGCCGCGCTGGACGCCAGCAACCGCGCCCTGTTCGACCAGATCACGGCGCTGCAAGACAGCCAAGCGGCTGCCGCCGCCGCAGCTCAGGCCCAGCGCGACTACACCGCCGCGGTAGAGGCCGCGCAAGCCGCAGTGGAGCGCGCTCGCAGCGCCGTGGCCAGCGCAGAGTCTGGCGTGGCTGCGGTGCGTGAGCAGGCCACCAGCGCCTACATCTCGGCGCAGGACCGCGTGGCCGCCGCCAACGCGCGCATTGCAGACCTCAACGCAGGCATTGCCAACGCGGCCCGCGACGCCGCCCTGCGCGTGCAAGAGCTGGGCACCAGCCTGCAGGAGTTTGTGCGCGGTCAGTTCGCCACGCCTTCGCAGAACTTCGGCACGCTGCTGCGCCGCGCCCTGGGCGGCGACTCCGAAGCCATGCAGGGCCTGCCCGAGGCGGCTCGCGCCGCCATTGACGTGGCGCGCGCATCGGCCCGTACCACGGCCCAAGCCGGTATTGAGCGCGCCCGCATCCTCTCCAGCGTGGCCGAGGTGGCCGCCGTGGCCGCCGCGACCGCCGTGCCTGCAGGCGCCGCAGCCGCAGACCCCATGCTGCAGGCCACGCAAGAGCTGGCTGCCGCTCAGGCTGAGCTGGCCAGCGCCCTGGGAGTGGCCAACCAACTCGGCGCGCCGCTCACGCGCGAGGTGCAAGACCTGGTAGCCAAGTTCACCGCCGCGCAAGAGGCGCTCACGCTGGCCACCGCCGACCTGGCCGATGCAGAAAAAGCGCTGGCCGACATCGTGGCCAACACCGCCGGCACCGTGACGGCTGTGAACAGCGCGACCACCGCCATCGGCACGCTCAAAACCGCCTTCGACACGGCCAAGAACACGCTGGACGTCCAACTGAAGGCCGTGGCCGACAGCAACCTGCCAGACGACATCAAGACGCTGATTGCCGACAAGGGCAAGACCTACCAAGTGACCATTGGCGCAGTGATGGCCAGCACCTTGACGGATGCGCAAAAGACGCTGCTGCTGGAGGCCTCAACCACCGGCATGCGCGCCGTCACCTTGGGTGCAGCATTTGGAACGGCTCTCACGGCCGAGCAACGCCAAGCCTTGATGGTGGCCGATGAGACCATCCTAAGAACAATTCAGGCCGCGGTCACTGCGGGCACCTTGACAGACGAACAGCGGCTGCTGCTCACCATGCAAAAGGGCACGGTTGACCGCACCGTCAACGCCTTGGTGAACAGCGCCAGCCTCACCACTGAACAGCGTGCATTTCTCAACCTGGTCACCGGCGCCACCGCCACGGGCGCCACCGTCACCATCAGCGGCGCCGTTACCTTCGACCCGGGCAACGCGCTGCAGAGCATCTTCAACAACATCAGCAAGAGCAACGCGCTGCTGGCCAAGATGGCGCTGGCCCAGCTGGGCCCCACGGCTACCGCGCAGCAAAAGGCCACCACTTACGGTGCGTTCCGCGAGCTGTACACCGACGAGCAAACGCGAGCCATCGTGGAGACGGCATACGGCAGACAGACCAACGCCGACTGGGCCGCGCTCAAGTCGCTCGCCGGCTTTGCCGACGGCGGCGTCTTCACCAACGGCATCGTGAGCCAGCCCACCCTGTTTAACATGGCACAAATGGGCGAGGCCGGGCCCGAGGCCATCATGCCGCTCAGCCGTGGCGCAGACGGCAGCTTAGGCGTCAACCTCTGGGGCAGCGGCGCCCGCCGCGACGAAGCGTTGGTGGCTGAGATCCGCGCGCTGCGCCAGGAGATGACCGAGCTGCACGCCGCAGCCCGCAGCACTGCCGTGGCTACCAACAAGACGGCGCGCATCCTGGATCGCGTCACCCCCGACGGCAACAGCCTGCAAACGGTGGCCGCTGCATGAAAGTCATCGCCCCCACCACCTTTGTGGCCGCCACCCACCTGGTGAGCAGCACCGCGACAGAGGCGGTAAGCGCCTACAACGCCGGCACCACCTACGCCAAAGACGCCTTCGTCGACTACGGCACGCACATCTACCAGAGCCTGGTCAACAGCAACACCGGCAACACGCCGAGCACTTCGCCCACCTTCTGGGTGCTGGTGGGCCCGGACAACACGCACGCGATGTTTGATGACCAGATCAGCACCGCCACCACCAGCGCCAGTCCGCTGACGGTGGTGCTGGCCACTGGGCTTGCCAACTCGCTGGCCCTGTTCGGCCTGGTGGGCAGTCAGGTCACCGTCAACATCACCGACGGCGCTGCGGGCCCCAACGTCTACAGCCGCACCACCAGCCTGGACGGCACGTTCATCTTTGACTGGTACATGTATTTCTTCGAGCCGTATGTGCAGATCGAAGAGCTGGTGCTCACCGACCTGCCGCCCTACACGGCCGCGCGCCTGACCGTCAGCCTCACCGGCCCCAGCACCGTGCAGATCGGTCAACTGGTGTTTGGCACGCAGTACGAGCTGGGTGACGCCGAATACGGCGCCAGCGTGGGCATCATCGACTACAGCCGCAAGGACACCGACGAGTTCGGCACCACCACGTTTGTGGAGCGCGCCTTCAGCAAACGCATGACCGCCAGGTTGATGCTGGACACCGTGCAGATCAGCCGCGTGCAGCAGGTGCTGGCCCGCGTGCGTGCCAAGCCCAGCGTATGGGTGGGTGTGCCGGGTGACAGCACCTTCAACCCGCTGACCGTGTACGGCTACTACCGCGACTTTTCTGTCGATGTGGCTTACCCGACCAAGAGCTACTGCAGCCTGGAGATCGAGGGCCTGGTGTGACACCAGGCGCGTCATCACCCAACCCTTGAGCCACCACCATGCCCACCAACCCCACCCCTATCACCGCGCTGCCCACCGCGCCCAGCCGCGCGGACCCGGCCAACTTTGCCACCCGCGCGGATGCTTTCCTCGGCCAGCTTGGCACCTTCGGCACGCAGACCAATGCGGTGGGCTCAACCACCTACACCAACGCCGTGGAGGCCGCTGCCAGCGCCAATGCGGCCCAGGCTGACCGCATCTTGGCGCAAAGCGCCGCCGCTACCGTCACGGCGCAGAGCCCAGCGGCCAACGCCGCCGCCGCCGCCGCCAGTGCCGCCGCAGCAGCCGTGAGTGCTGGCCAGGCGCAGGCCGTCAGCCCTGATTCGCCCGTGCGCCTGAACACCCGGCAGATCACCGCCAACCTCACCATCGGCGGCGGCTACAACGCCATGAGCGCCGGGCCCATCGCCATCGCCGACGGCATCACCGTCACCGTCCAAGACTTCGCCACCTGGAGCATCCAATGAGCACGCTTGTCACCCGCACCATCCAGACCCCTGACGCCTCGCCCGTCAGCTTCCCCAACGGCATCCGCATCGGCACGTCCGGCGGCGCCGGCCTGGTCAACCACATTGGCGTGGCCGGCCAGCAGGGGTTCGGCGTGGGCATCGCGCCCGAGGTGCCGGCAGGCTTTGCCAAGCTGTACGGCACCGAAGATCCGGCCTCCGAGAACTACGGTAACTACCAGTACAGCGACGGCTCGGTGATGGTCTACGTGCCGGCGTTTTACTACCGCTACGGCACCGGCAGCAACGGCGGCGCCATCAACGTTGTGGACGTCAAGCCCTTCAGCCACTGGGCCAGTGTGGCCGATGCCAATGCGGCGGGCTACGCGCTGCACCGCGCCTTCTACAACGGCGGCAGCATCCGCCAGGGCGTTTTCGTCGACAAGTACAAGGCGAGCAACAACGGCGGCACGGCGTCCTCCTTGAAGAACGGCATTGCGCTCAGCAGCGCGCAGCGCGGCTCCTTGAGCACCGCCACCTTCGCCAGCCTCACGGGCGCACCCAGCAACAACCTGGCCGGCGCCATTGCCGCGGCCAAGACGCGCGGCAGCCGCTTCTTCTGCAACACGCGCTTCATCCGCGGCGCGCTGGCCTTGCTGGCCAATGCCCACGGCTCGGCCGCCACGGGCACCACCTATTGCGCCTGGTACAGCGCGGGCAGCACCAACTTCCCCAAGGGCTGCAACAACAACGCCAACGGCGACGCGAATGACGGCGCCATCGCGTTTGTGGACGACGGCAACGGCACGTACAACTGCGGGCGCACCGGCAGCGCCAACTTCATGGCGCGCACCACGCACAACGGCCAGATGTGCGGTGTGGCCGACTTGAACGGCATCGTGTGGGAAACCGAGCTGGGCTTCACCAGCAACGGCACCAGTTTCTTCATGCTCAACACCAGCGTGGACGTGGCCACCATCACCGGCGGCACCACCCTGGCCACCGACGCCTGGGGCGCCACCGGCCTGGCCGCCATGTACACCAACATCGGCGCCACGTATGAAAGCCTGACCAACAGCGCCAGCAACAAGACCTACGGCAACGCGGCGCAGGTGCTGAGTGCATCCACCAGCGGCACCGCCTGGGGCTTTGCAGGCCTGGGCATTCCGCTGTCTGGCGGCGTGGGCGGCAGTAACCAGTTCGGCAACGACTACCTGTACGACGCGCGCCCGAATGAGCTCTGTGTGATGTCTGGCGGCGACTGGAACTTCGGCAGCAGTGCCGGGGTCTGGGCGCTGTCCCTGGGCAACGTCCGCGGCGTCTCGAGCGTCAGCATCGGGTTCCGCGCCGCCTCTTACCTGTAACTCTGAGGCCCTGAGCGGTAGCGACTGGGCCTGCTTCCAACACCATGAGCCACCCCACGTGCAGCATCCATGCCCAGGCCGGCTTGCACCGCAAGCTGGTGCTGTTCGGCACGCAGCTGGAGCTGTACCTGGCGCACTTTCCTTCGCATCACAAGTTTGTGATGGCGCAGCAACTGCGCCAGGCTTACGTGGACGTTTACAACTTGGTCACCGAGGCGCAAAAGCGCTTTCACAAGCGCACCACGCTCACTCAGCTGGACGTGCGCCACGAGCAGCTGCGCATGCTGCTGCTCTTGGCGCATGAGCTGGGGTTGTTCAACTTCTCCAGGGGCAAGCAAGACGCCGAACACCCGGGCGACCACCGGGCGCTGGTGATGCTGCGCCTGGTGGACGAGCTCGGCCGCATGATCGGCGGCTGGCTCCAAAAAGAATCGGCCCCGGGCGGTGACGCTCAGGGCCCGCTGCCTGCGCCCGGCGCAGCAGCGCATGAATCCGGTGAGCGAGAGCTTGCCGGTGCGGTAGGGGCTTGACATGCTCTGTGTGATTTCTGGCGGCAACTGGAACAACGGCAGCAATGCCGGGGTCTGGGCGCTGAACCTGAACAACGACCGCGGCAACTCGAACGACAACATCGGGTTCCGCGCCGACTCTTCGCCTGGCCTGCCTCATGCGGCAACAGCCGACTGGCAAAGAGGGAGCCCCCGTCGCGGCTGGTGCCGAAATCTGCCGCTGCAGCGCCCTTCAGTAGCCCGCACGCCGGCCCATGTTGGCCGCAGGGCGACCACTGGCGCCGCAGCACCTACACCTGGCCAGGGCACCGCATGAAGCGCCACGGCAACCTGCTGCCCCTGTACGCCACCGAGCCCGCGCTCATGGCCGCCTACCGCCGCGCCCGCGAGCAAAAACGCAACAGCCGGGGCTGCTTCCTGTTCGAGCGCAACCTGGGCCACAACCTGGCCAGCCTGCTGGACGAGCTGCGCACCGGCACCTACCAGCCGCAGCCGCTCAATCGCTTCTGGGTCAACGACGGCCGCAAGCCGCGCTTGATCGAGGCGCCGTCCTTCCGTGACCTGGTGGCGCAGCACGCCGTCTACGCCGTGGTGGGCCCGATCTTTGAGCGCCGCTACATCGCCACCAGCTTTGCCTGCCGCAACGGCCTGGGCACGCACGCCGCAGCCGATTGGCTGCAAGCCGCCATGCGCCGCGCACCGCGCACCGCCTGGACGCTGCACGTCGATGTGCGCAAGTTCTTCTACAGCGTGGACCGCACCACGCTGGCCGCCATCGTGCAGCGCTTCATCAAGTGCCCCGCCACCCTGCGCCTGCTGGCCCTGTTTGCCCAGCGCCCTGAGCCGGTGGGCATCCCCATCGGCAACCTGATGAGCCAGACCTTTGCCAACCTGTACCTGCACACGCTGGACGACTTTGCCAAGCGCACGCTCAAGGCGGCCGACTATGGCCGCTACATGGACGACGCCGTGATGATCGCCCCCAGCCGGGCCGCAGGCGCACAGTGGCTGGAGGCCATCCGCCACCACCTCAGCCTGCTGGGCCTGGCCATCAGCCACCACAGCCTGCAGCCCCTGCGCCGTGGCCTCAACTGGGTGGGCTACCGCACCTGGGCGCGCGCCCGCTTCGTGCGCCCGCACCTTATTTCAGCCATCCGCGCCGATGCCCGCACCGGCCGCCTGCAATGCCTTGTCTCTCGCCTGGGCCACGCGCGCCGCACCAGCTCGCACCGGCCCCTCATCACCCACCTGTTGGAGCACCACCATGCCCTCGCTGCACGCCTACCGCAAGCTCATCACCTCCCTCAACACGTTTGAGATCCGCCTGCCTGAATCCGCCCCCGGCCAACGCCAGGGCCAGGAAATCGCCACGTTGGCCGACGGCCGCACCATCGTCTGCCTGGACGACGGCGCCACGCTGCCAGCCGACCAGCCCGCGCAGATCGCCGCCAGCATCGAGGCCCTGCCCAGCCCGCTGCCCGTAGACCTGCGCGCCGAGATCCTGGCCGCCAGCCCGCACGTGCGCGTCATCAACCAGCGCGTGGTCGAGAAGATCCGCGCCCAGTACAGCATGGACGACGAGATCAAGATGCTGCGTATCGCCCCCAGTGCAGAAACCGTGGCCTGGAACGACCACGTGGAAGCCTGCCGCGCCTGGGGCAGGGCTGAAAAGGCCAAGCTGGGGTTGTGAGCCTGGCCACCCACTGACCCGCCGCACCCGCCCGACGCCGTGAAGAAAGCGCCGCCCCCATGACCGACTACACCGGCCCCGAGCGCCGCCAGGCCGCCCTGACCGAAGACCGCGTGCAACTGATGATCCAGACGGCCGTCACGGGCGCCATGACGGCCCATGAGCACAAGGTCATCGCGCACATGGACGTCCAGTTCGCCGCCCTGCGGCAAACCTTCGCCAGTGCGTTCCCCGAGGGCGACCCGCACGGCCACCGAATCGCGCACGAGAAGGCCATCCGCAACGCCGGCTGGTGGGAGCGCATCAAGGGCGAAGCCGCCAGCAAGCTGCTCACCGCCACGCTCTGGGCCGGCCTGCTCTTCATCGGAGCCGCCATCTGGGAGCACTTCAAAAGCGAAGTGCGGAAGGGCTGAGGCAATGAACTTCGACACCGCCTTTGCGCTGCTGCTTGGCCATGAGGGCGACTTCTCTGACCACCCGGATGACCCCGGAGGCAAGACCCGCTTCGGCATCACCGAAGCCGTAGCCCGCCAGGCCGGCTACACCGGCAGCATGCGCGAGCTGCCCGTCGACCTGGCCAAACGCATCTACCTCGACCGCTACTGGAAGCCCGTGCGCGCCGATGATCTGCCGCCAGGCATCCGCTACGTGATGTTCGACGGCGCCGTCAACAGCGGCCCCGCCCAGGCCACGCTCTGGCTCCAGCGAGCACTCGGCGTGCAGGCCGACGGCATCATCGGCCCCAAGACCCTGGCCGCTGCATACGCCCACCCGCACGAAACCCTGCGCCTGAGCATCCTGGCCCAGCGCCTGCGCTTCATGACCGGCCTGACCAACTGGCCCGCCTTCAGCCGAGGCTGGGCGCGGCGCATTGCTGACCTGATGGATGCCTGACCCCATGAACCCGCTCATCCTCGGCCCCGTGCTCGACCTCGGCAAGTCCATCCTGGAGCGCTTTATCCCAGACCCCGAGAAAAAGCGCGAGGCCGAGATGGAGCTGCTGCGCATGGCCGCCGAGGGTGAACTCAAGCAGGTAATCGCCCAGCTCGAAATCAACGCCCGTGAGGCCCAACACCCCAGCATCTTCGTCGCTGGCTGGCGGCCCGCCTTTGGCTGGTGCGGTGCTGCGGGCTTCGTCTACGCCACCATCCTCCAGCCCCTGCTGTCCTGGTGGGCCGGCATCCGCGGCTGGGGCCCCC